CTATTGCTCTTGACCAGTTTATAGAATTAAAAGAAAAACTAAAGGCTCTAGATTGCTGGGATGCTGACATTGATCTGTCTCCCGAAATAACTGAAGTTGTTATACCTTAAATACTTCAGGACTTTAAAGCCCTTGAACAAGGTGAAAGGGCTTTAAAGATCCTTTCGTAAAAGCGGCGGGGCTGTCCTGTCGCATCATCACTTGGAGATATATTATGTACGAAGATACAAAAGCACCTTCCCCCGAATATTACACTATAAATTCTGGAGAAGCGCCACAGCCATTTAATTTTAGGGGTAGAGGATCAACTTGGAGAGATAAATTTGAAAGTATGAAACCCGGACAATGGTTTATTGTTTCTAAAAAAGACGCCCAGAAAACTCAAGCCGCCGCCGCAGACCACCTCAAAGGCCGATATTCTTTTTATAAAATAAATGATAAGCGTGATTTTTGTTTATTAAAAATTCGATGAGGAGGCTGTGAAGAATGTCGCATACTGATTTTATATTAAGTTCCTGCCTCACTGATGATAACCCAAAAGTTATTAGAATCCCAGCGAGCCTTGAGGAATTAGACGATTGGCAGAAAGGTAGAAAGAGTATTGGTGAGGCTATGCCTCGCCTTTCTCAGTCTCAAGTAGACTTTTTAATGTATGGCCTAGAGCCATTGGATTTCAACACTGAGAGGTAAGTATGTATTCTATTCATGCAAAAGCGATCCAAGATTACGCAAAAGAATCTAGTGATAATCTAGTTAATGTAATTACTATGGTGGTCTTGAGCATTCAGCAACCTTGGGTGTCTGTCGGAAATCAAATGGCAGATGTAAAACAACATGGGATTAATTCTAAATTCCTTTGGGGTAACAAGCGGAGAGCCTATGAATATATAACTAAACGTAAGGACTTCATCCACAATCAATATCTTGCAGTTATAAACTCAAGTAAACCCGATACCGAAAAAGCATATTCACTTATGAAAATCTTTCTTCGTGTTGACGGTCTTGGTATGGTTAAAGCTGGTTTTGTTTGTCAGCTTACTGCTGGCTTAGTAGGTTGTATTGACTTACATAACATCAGGCTGTATGGTATTGATGAAAAAGTTTTAAAGCTTCCTAAGTCTTTAAAGTCTAAACACATTAGAGATGAAAAGATAAACAAGTACATTTCTATATGTCATAATATAGGTACTGAAAATCTTTGGGATACTTGGTGTAATTATTTATCTACTAAGAGTCCAAAGTGGTCTGATGGCTTTGAAGTTTCTAAAGTTCATTACGACTATTTAATGGTGTAAAACTAAACCTTTGGAGTTTAAAATGGAAAATGTAATTTCAATTTTTAATCGTAAGTCTCAACCCTCTATTTTTGATAAGGGTTATGGTTCCGCTGACTTTGATGTAGCAACAGTTCCTTTAGTTTATTTTGATGAGACAGCCGATCAATGGCATCCTTCTAAAAAGGTTTCTGTTGTCCGAACAGATACTTATGAGGAGCTTGGGGTACACGGTACAAATTATAAACCTGTTGCACCCAAAGAATTAATTGATGCTCAACGCGCTATCATTATGCGAAGCGAATTAGATACTGATGGCATCGTAGAAAAAATTGAAACTAGCCATAATGGTGCGGCAACCTTTGTTAAATATAGATTGCCAAGCCATATGTATACAACACCAGACGGTGATACAGCCTGCTTAACATTGCTTGGTGTAACATCGCTTAATAGTACTTTCTCTTTTATTATGTCGGCTGGCGCTCATCAGTCAGCTTGCTTTAATGGTCAAGTATTTATTGGCGATGCCGCAGCATTATTCAAAGCTAGGCACACAAAGAATTTAGATATCGACAGAGCATCACGAACCATTGTTAAATGTTTAGAAGTATTTGACCGAGAGCGAGATCGTTGGGCTGAAATGTATAAAACCCCAGTGACTGAAAAACAAGTAATGTTTTCTCTTGCTGAAGCCGCCGGTTGTCTAGACCTTGTACGGGCCGCAGTAAATGAAAGCGGTGTGTCATGGTCAGCAGTGTTTGATAAGTTACCGCGATTCAATAGCGCACTAACTTATCTTGCTAAAGCATGGTCGCAATACTCTGAAAAGCAAGGCCGCAATCAATGGGCTTTATATAATACTTTAACTGATTGGTCTACTCATGCTCCAGCACCAAGTAAAAAATCAGAAATCAATATTGCTTCAGTCAGTCACAAGCGGCAAGATGTTGTACGCCGTGTGGTAAACTCTGATGTATTCCGTATCGCGGCCTGATAATGTTGATGTTGAATCTCTGGTTCAGTTTCATATTTATCTCAAGCCTAATCCAGATTACAGTGGACTAGCGCAAGAGCTAAAAGAATTAAACTTCTCTGAATCAGAGATCTTCAATGTCCTTCACAAAGTTCGTGAAGGTTATTACTAAAAACTATAGCGTCCTTCGGGGCGCTTTTTGTTTGGTGACTGTATGAAACAGCGACAAGAAAAAATGATTAATACTCATAGACTAGTCAGATCAGCAATGAATGACGAGGACTATTGTGCATTTATTCTGGACTGTCTACATCAAGAGCAGAGCGAATGGTCTATGCAAGACTTAAATAAATTCTGGGACGATGCCGCAAAGTCTAGCGACACCGTTGAAGAATGGATCAACAACCACAGAGAAAAGTAATATGTATTATGTAACTCTTTACAAAAACAACAGCGGCAATATGATTGTTTGGCGACACGTTAAAAGACTAAAAGATTTCAAGGCCAGTGAAGGTGTTGAATATCTGGTCGCTAAAAATAAAAAAGAAATGCAGATTAATATGGGTAGCTCGTTACCAATCTATATTGGATTGAACGGTGAGCTAAAGAAGTGTAGTACATGTGCGTTGTATTTATTTTAGGAGTTTGTTATGAGACTAACTAAACCTCAACAAAAATCTCTTCATTATAAATGGATTTATTGGAATGATGGTAAAAGTTATTTGAGGTTTCGACGCTCAGTCCAAAATATTATTGGTGGCGATGGTGCTGTCTGTGTACAATGGAATGGTATGTGGTTAGCAATAGAGCCTGATGGATACACACATTCTTAGGAGAATATTATGAATAGGTTAGAAGAACTTCAATTCTGGAGACAATTTTTTCGTGATCAAAAATCAGATCACCTTAGATCTTATAGACGCTATAAGAAAATTTGCGGTGAAGATGATAGCCTGACTCGTTTTATGCAGGGCTTTGCCGAAGGATATACAAGCTCTATTAGTGTGATGGATGCTCTTATAAAACATGAGGAGGTAAGAAATGGGAACAGCTAGTATGTATGGTTATCAAGTGATGGATGCGGAGTTAGACTGCGAGTGGATGTCTATCTATGTAACCATTGAGTATCTTGTGCATGGTGATGAGGAGAATCTAGTTGAAATTGTATCAGTTAAAACACGCGGAGTTGATATCACTAGTTGGGTCAATAGTAATTATATATACGATCTTATTGCTGATGAGATAAGTAACGCTGACTATCATTGGAGTGATCATGGAGACTAGATATGAGTAATATGATATCGACTGAAATGCTTTGGCATGATTCAATCATTCGTATTTACGAACAACAAGACGGCGAAAAAGAAATGAAACTTTTGCATGAAATTAAATTTTCGTGCGAAGGAATAAACAGAGATGAGCAAGCGGTCTTGGTTGCGAAGGCGGCACACGCTCTAGCAGATGCTTATCAGTATTGTATGGACGGTAACATTCATATCGCAACTGTACATATGAATAGCTTTGTTAATATGTGTTAGAGGATATTAAATATGAATATTTTTTATCGAAGTAAATGTCCGAAGAAAGCTGCAGAAAGTTTATGTGACCAGCATATCGTAAAGATGCCGCTAGAAACCGCACAGATTCTTTCTACTGCTCATCGTTTCCTTGACGGTAATCTTGTTGAGGGTAGAACTGAATCAGGCCGCAAGGCTAAACGCTGGGTCATGGATAAACATGATGATAAGTTTTATCTTGCGGCTCATGTCAATCATCCTAGTACAGTTTGGGCTAGACAAAGTAAGGAACATTACGAATGGTTGTATAAACACTTTGAAGCTCTCAGTACAGAGTTTGAAAGCCGCTTCAAACACAACCATAAGAGTTGGGATAAGTTAAAGTTCTTTACTAGCAAAGCCCCGCAAAGCATTGAGAGTAAAGGATTTGTTGACCCGCCTCAGTGTATGCCCGACGAGTTCAAAGATCCTGACACTGTTACAGCATACAACAAATATTATGAATTTAAATTCTTTGATTGGTTACAGAAAGGGAGGCCAATGAGATGGACAAAGATCGCATAAAACATTTTATTTGCACCATGCCAGAATATTGGTATGCTTTTGGAATAATTGTTTTTTTTAGTGTTGTTTTTATATTAACTGATTACATTTAGTATGGAGGTAAGCTATGAGTATTGATGATGTAACACCAGAACAATGGAATAAGATTAGATCTAGTAATATAACCGGAAAGCTTTATCATCCTCAAGATAAACATAATGCTGTTACAAAACCACAGCACTATAACAAAGGTGGTATAGAGGCTATTGATTATATTAAACAACAGCTCGGCCCCGGCTTTTGTGACTACTGTGCTGGAAATGTTATGAAATATTTACATAGATTTAAATACAAAAATGGTGTAGAAGATCTTAGGAAGGCTCGTGTTTATCTTGATTGGTTAATACAGGAAAGCTCAAAATGAAATTTGATGACTATCAAAAAGCTGCCGCTGAAACGGCACAATACAAAGACATGTTTTATCCTATTGCATCTTTGATGGTTGAGTCAGCAGAACTATCTGATTTATTTATTAAGCCTATGTTAAGGGGCGACGATAAAAATGTCAATAGAGATGATGTGATATCAGAAGCCGGTGATGTCCTTTGGAATCTTTCTATGTTATTAAAAGATCAGGGAGTTGACTTGTCTACTGTTGCGGAGTATAATCTCTCTAAACTCCGCAGTCGTGCTGAACGTGGAGTGATAAAAGGTTCTGGAGGTAATCGTTGAAAGTTATACAAGGTAATTTTAAACAAGATAAAAAGAAATCTCTTAACGATAAAGTTACTGAAGGCCTTAAAAAATTACAAGACTCTTCAAACGAAGAAGAGTTAAGATATCCTTTTATCTTAATAGTTGATACTGGAGAAGACTTAAGAGTAGTATCTGATATTGATATGGAAAAGTTTAATCTTCTATTAGATCTTGTAAAGATGACTATACTTACAGGAGACTATGAGTAATGGATGAGGTTTTTAATATTCAAGATCATCTTTGTCGTGCGTTTGTTATGGGGCTAGGTACTGGCTTACCATCTTCAGACGCTATGAGAAATATGATTAGTTGGATTAATCTAATGTCAGAAAAGGAGGGAAAAGCATTGACTGAAGATTATGTTATTAGTTGTATTCCGCGTTACATCACTTTCTTGTTTAACAAATCTTAAGGAGATTTTATTATGGCACTTGTTGAAGGCGTTGCTTATTGGGCTTCTGTTACTACACCTAATACAACTTATACCCCTGTGTATACAGTTAATCTTGTAGTAGATAATGAGGTTGCAAATGATTTTAGATCTCGCGGCTTTACGGTTAAAGACATGGAAGAAGGCCCAGCCCTTTTAATTAAACGTAAAGTTAATGGCCCCAATGGTATGATTCGTTCTGCCCCAAAACTTTTAGACCGCAACAAACAGCCATTAAATGTTGCTGTTGGTAATGGTTCAAAGGTTCGTGTTCAATACAAAGAGTGGGAGACTACTTGGAATGGTACTGAATACAAAGGTCTAGACTTTCAGGCCATGCAAGTATTAGATCTTATTGAATATGCAAATCCAGATGGAGCAGAGTTTGATATTATTTCTGATGACAATGATGGAGATGAATTGTAATGAATTATAGATACACGCACGAAGATAAAACCTATGATGTTGAGAAGTTGTCTGGCGAAGGTCAGGCAACATTCAATCTTCTTGTTACTGTCCAACAAAGAATGGACGCACTGCAAGCAGACTTAACAATCTTACAGGCTTCTTCAGTTGCTCTGCATTCCAAGATGCAAGAGTTCCTTGAAGATGAAGCTTTGGTTGAGGACAATGAAACGGAGGAATAAACATGGGCGACTTTGTGGCCTATCAAAAACCTTGTCCAAATTGCGGAGGCAGCGATCCTGTCTCCGTAAATCAAAACGGTTCTGCAAAATGTTTTAGTTGCGGGACTTTTTTTAAAGACTATGAATCTGCAATGGGAGGCAACGTGGCAGACTTTAATAGCTTCAAAAGATCTAACGACAACAATTCATTTAAGGATACACAAAGTGTGTTTTATCATGCACTAACAGACAGAGGGATATCTCTTGAAACTGCAAAGAAATATGGCGTCCGGTCAGTCAAGGATGAAGCCGGTAAAATTATTGAGCATCATTATCCAGCGTACATAAACAATGAAGAAGTCGCTACTAAAATTCGCAGAGAAAATAAAATTTTTACTTGGTCAGGCTCGCCCAAAGGAACTGGTCTTTTTGGTCAGCAAGTGGCGCAGACGGGCGGCAAATACATTACGATCACTGAAGGTGAATGTGATGCTATGGCGGCATACGAACTTCTGGGGAGTAAATGGCCGGTTGTATCTGTTAAGAATGGAGCGCAAGGCGCACTCAAAGATGTCCAAGAAAATCTTGAGTTCCTTGAATCGTTTGATACGGTGGTCATTTCATTCGACAACGACAAGCCCGGAAAAGAAGCCGCAAAGAAAGTGGCGCGTATCCTCAAGCCCGGAAAAGCTAAGATCCTCAATCTCCCACCTGAGTTCAAAGATCCTAATGAGATGCTCAAGCTGGGCCACCACAAAGCTTATGTTACTGCGTGGTGGGGTTCAAAACTTTATACGCCGTCTGGGATTCTAAACGTCAGTGAAGAGCGCGATAACTACAAGAAGCGCGAGAAGAAAGAAGCAGTACCTTATCCTTGGCACGGCCTTAATGATAAGCTTGAAGGCCTAAGACAAAAAGAATTAATAACTTTGACGGGAGGCACAGGCCTTGGTAAGTCTAGTGTGACGCGAGAGCTTCAGCACTGGTTGATTACTAATACTAATGATCGTGTCGGTGTTATCGCTCTTGAAGAAGATTGGAGGCGTACAGTAGATGGTATACTTTCTATTGAAGCCAATGATCGTCTACACATTGATAGCGTTAGAGCCAAGTATACCGAAGAAGAAATAGATAATTTTTTTAATGTTCTTTATGGAGGACACAACGAGAATCGTGTTTATATTCATGCACACCTTGGAATGAATGATGTCGATAGTATCTTTTCTAAACTACGCTTTATGGCGATGGGCCTTGAGTGTAAGTGGATAGTATTCGATCACCTTCATATGCTACTGTCGATGACAACCGACGGTGATGAGCGTCGAAACATAGATTCTATTATGCACAACTTCAGAACTCTTGTTGAAGAAACTGGAGTGGGCTTGATTCTTGTGTCACACTTGCGTAGGATTGATGGCAATCGTGGGCATGAGAATGGTATTGAAGTAAACCTTAGTCACATGAGAGGCTCTCAGAGTATTGCACAGTTGTCTGATAGTGTAATATCTCTTGAGCGTAATCAACAATCTGAAGATCCAATTGAGGCCAGTACAACAAGAGTTAGAGTTCTTAAGTCTCGTTACACTGGCGACACCGGAATCGCTACGCATCTCTTCTATGATAAAGATACTGGCAGGCTCAGTGAAATATCAATGGAAGCAGAAGAACAAGATGAGATTGAATTATGAAGAGCATGGTATTTGACATTGAGGCTGATAGCCTTGAGCCTACAAAGATCTGGTGTATTGCTGCTGTCGATCCCGACTCAGGCGAGACAAAGACCTTTGGGCCTACTGAGATTGTTCAGGGGCTGGCTCATTTATCTACAGCCGATAAGCTAATAGGACATAACATTATTGGTTATGATCTTCCAGCAATCAAGAAGATTCACAACGTAGATCTTTCAAATGGTAGAGCCATTGTAGATACATTAGTTCTTTCTCGACTGTTCAATCCTACTCGTGAGGGAGGCCATAGCCTTGAGTCTTGGGGCTATCGTATTGGCCTTCAGAAGATAGACCACACAGAGTTTGGTGAGTATAGTCCTGAGATGCTTAACTACTGTCGCAATGATGCCGTACTCAATGCAAAGATGTTTAATAATCTTAAGCTTGAGTCTCGTGGCTTCAGTCGGCAGTCAGTTACTCTTGAGCATGAGACACTAAAAATTATTGCTGATCAACGCGAGCATGGATTTCTTCTGGACGTTAAAGCCGCAAGCCTTCTGGTTGCTGAACTGACTGACCGCCTAAAAGAAGTTGAACGTGAAGTTCAAAAAACCTTTAGGCCTAAGCAGCTTAAGACTGTATTGCTTGCTCACTTCACAAAGACAGGTGCGCTTTCTAAGATGGCTCTCATTGAGGGATCAACAAAGAAAAGCAGACTGACACAAGAAGAGTATGAAGAAATTGCAATAAAGCGTAAGGCTGTACGCATTGAAGAAGTACCATTCAACCTTGGATCACGCAAACAGATAGGTGAATATCTAATTGACTTTGGTTGGGAGCCTAAGAAGTTTACTCCTACGGGCCAACCAATCGTTGATGAATCTACTCTCAGTAAGATCACTGACATACCTGAAGCAAAACTTATTGCTGAATATCTATTACTACAGAAGCGCATAGCACAGGCTACATCGTGGCTTGAGGCAACTCACGACGATGATCGCGTCAGAGGCTTTGTAAATCCTAATGGCACTATCACAGGACGCATGACGCACAATAGCCCCAACATGGCACAGGTTCCTAGTCTTGGTTCTCCCTACGGCAAAGAGTGTAGAGCCTGCTGGACTGTGCCTAAAGGCTACAAGCTTGTGGGTATTGATGCCAGCGGCTTAGAGCTAAGGATGTTAGCGCACTACATGAAAGATGAGGACTTTAAAAATGAAATACTCCACGGAGATGTACACTCAGCTAACCAAAGACTTGCAGGACTTGAATCAAGAAATCAAGCGAAAACATTTATATATGCACTCCTTTACGGAGCAGGAGATGAAAAGCTTGGAAGTGTGGTTGGAGGAAACAAACGTGATGGTGCGAAACTTAGAAAGCATTTCTTCGATAATCTCCCTGCATTTAAACATCTTAAAGACTCAGTTGGAAGAGCGGCTGCAAAAGGCTTCTTAAAAGGTCTTGATGGCCGTAAGCTATATGTACGATCTGAACACGCTGCACTAAATACTTTGCTTCAGAGCGCAGGAGCTATCGTTATGAAGCAGGCTATGGTAAACTTAAACCAAGCAATTAGATTGAATACTCTAGATGCAAACTTTGTTTGTAATGTACACGACGAATGGCAGCTAGAAGTAAAAGAGTCTCAAGCAGATTCAACAGGACAACTGGGGGTTGATGCAATAAAGCAAGCTGGAAAAGAGTTAGAGCTGTTCTGTTCTTTAGATGGCGAATATAAAATAGGAGATAACTGGAGTGAAACACACTAACATATCTCAGGATATCATAGACATTGCAAAAGAAAAAGCAGGCGCTATGGGAATAATAAATAATTCTATTACATCTGGAAAAGGAAGCACTCACGGGTTTCTTGGAGAGATAATAGTTTCTAATTTTTTAGGGGCCACAATAGAAAACACCTATGATTACGATTTAAAACTACAGTCTTTTACTATTGATGTTAAAACAAAAAGAGTTAATACGCCCCCAAGACCAAACTACGAATGCTCTATCGCCGCGTTTAATACAAAACAAGCCTGTAATTTTTATGTGTTTACGCGCATATTAAACAACATGGAAGAGGGTTGGATATTGGGATATCTTACAAAAGAAGAGTATTTTGATAGGGCAGTTTTTCTAAAGAAAGGTCAAACAGATCCAAGCAATGGATGGAGAGTAAGCGCAGATTGCCACAACCTACCAATAAAAGAATTAAAAAATATAGAGGATTTAAAAAATGTCTAATCAAGTAGAGCCTAACAGGGTCGGTGACCTAGCAGAACACTATGCCGTTACATGGCTGTGGGATAACGGCTATCATGTGTTCAAGAACTGTGGATGCACAGGGCCAGTAGATATTGTGGCTATGAGTCCAGAGGGAGAGATCACTTTAATAGATGTAAAGTCTTACAAAGATGGCAGGCTATCATCTAAGACTGCACTACAAAAAGAACTTGGTGTACAATACCTACACTACAATTCAAAGACACGCAAGTGTCGCTTCGTAAGGCATAGAGCATGAAACTTGACACATTAATTGACGATATTTATGGACAGCTTTCAGAGTTATCCGAAGGCCGTGAATTTAATTTATCAGAAGAAGATCTGGATTTTACACTAGCTCGTATTAAAGATTCCGTTTTAGCATGGGCAAGGCCTTCAAAAAGAAACTCTGAGTTTACTCTGCGTATGTCTAACATTGGTCGCCCAGCTAGGCAGCTTTGGTACGAATACAATCTGCCATCTGAATCTTCAGTACCCTCTCCAGCCACACAAGTTAAGTTTCTTTACGGACATATCCTTGAAGAAATTGTTCTTATGCTTGTTCGTGCCGCAGGCCACAAGGTTACTGACGAACAAAAAGAAATAGATGTTCGTGGGATCAAGGGGCATATCGACTGTAAGATTGATGGCGAAGTAGTAGACGTAAAGACTGCATCTAAGATAGCCTTCAATAAGTTTCGTGAAGGACGCCTGCGAGAAGATGATCCCTTTGGATATATGTCGCAGCTTGCTGGCTATGAAGAAGCTGAAAAGTCTTCTGAAGGCGGCTTCTTAGTTATTAACAAAGAGAGCGGTGAGCTTTGCCTTTATCGCCCAGAAGAGCTAGACAAGCCCAACATAAGCAAACAGATCCAAGATGTTCGTAAAGCCTTGAAGCTGGCTACGCCTCCAGCAAGATGTTATGAGTCTGTGCCTGATGGCAAGAAAGGTAACATGAAGCTGAATAGAAATTGTAACTACTGTTCTTATAAGTTTGAGTGTTATAAAGACGCTAACAATGGTAGAGGCTTGAGAGCATTTAAGTATGCTAATGGCCCCACATATCTGACGCACGTTGAGGTTGCTCCAAGGGTAGAAGAGATTGTATGAATAGAAAAATAATGAAGCAGATCAATCGTCAGGTCGAGAAGATTTCTCTTCAATGGCTTCATAGTCTTATGTCAGAAGAGCAGGCTGCTCAAATAACGGCTGAAAATTATAAAGACTTTATGAAGATGAATAGCCACTACTTTGCCGAAGGGCAGTTCTTTATGTCTGCTTTCACAGAGAAGTGGACGCGCAAGCGGCTTAAAAAACTATACACACTTAATCCCTCTAAGCCTATTGACTCTTATACTCATCTTGATTTATCATGATAGATGACTTACCGCTAGAAGTTTTGATTTGTTATTGTGCTTCAAAAATAATAAAAGAAAATTATCTAGATGAAAACGCGCTGATCCAAATCTATTACCAGTTACAAGAAATATATGGCGACATGGCCTTAGAGGAAACAATACATTGAAACCAAAAATAAGAAAGGGTATGCGTCCTCAAAGAGTGAAGCGCCCAAAAGAAAAGAATGTTGTTTCTGGCTACGACTCAAACTGGGAGTATGAATTACATTCGGGCATTCTCAATGAGTGGAGCTTCCATTCAGAGAAGGTCGATTACATTGTTGAGCATACCTACCACCCTGACTTTATTAAAGAGGTTGATGGTAAGAAGATCTATCTAGAAGCTAAGGGTCGCTTCTGGGATCATAGCGAATACAATAAATATGTTTGGATTGCTAAGGCGCTGCCTGAAGACACTGAACTAGTCTTTTTGTTTGCTGATCCCAATGCACCAATGCCTCAAGCAAAGCGCAGGAAAGACGGTACGAAGCGTTCTCACTGCGAGTGGGCGTCTTCTAAAGGTTTTCAGTGGTATTCAGAAGATAGCATTCCAGAAGGCTGGATAGAT